GGCAATTTAACAGGTAATGTTACTGGTAACTTAACAGGTAATGTTACAGGTAATGTTACTGGTGATTTAACAGGTAATGCAGATTCTGCTGATATATTAACTACAGCAAGAACTATATCTTTATCAGGTGATGTAGTAGGTTCAGTATCTTTTGATGGTAGTGCTAATATTGATATAGATACAGTTGTGCAAATCAATTCAATAACATTAGGTACTGATACTACAGGTGATTATGTTGAATCTATGTCAGGTGGAACTGGCGTAACAGTAACAGGTGGAACTGGAGAAGGTTCTACTCCTAGTATTGCTATAGGTCAATCTGTAGCAACTAGTGATGATGTTACTTTTAATAATGTTACTGCTACTAATGAATTTTTTGGTGATATTGATGGTGCTGTTAGATTTACAGCAAAAGCAGATGAATCACTATCTAAGGGAGATATTGTTTATGTGTCAGGTGTTTCAGGAAATACAACAACAGTAGGTAAAGCAAAAGCTGATGATGCTTCTAAAATGCCTGCATTTGGTATGGCAATAGAAGATGCTAATGCTAATAACAATCTGCAAATAGTTACTTTTGGTAATTTAACATCTATAGATACTTCTAATGAATCAGTAGGTGAAATACTTTATGTATCTACAACAGCAGGTGAATATACAACTACAGCTCCAAGTGGAGAATCAGCACAAATACAAAACATAGGTAAGGTGTTAAGAAGTCATGCTGTTAATGGTTCTATTAAAGTGGGTGGTGCTGGAAGAAGTAACGCTACTCCTAACTTAGATAATGGCAAGATATTTATTGGTAATGGTTCTAATCAATCAGTTACATCAACACTAGATACTTCTATTGTTGTTGAAAATACTAATCTTTACTATACAACAACAAGAGCAAATACAGATTTCGATTCAAGATTAGCTACAAAAGATACAGGTGATTTAACTGAAGGTAGCAACTTATATTACACAACAGCTAGAGTTAATTCAGATTTTGATACTAGACTTGCAACTAAGTCTACAACTAATTTAGCAGAAGGCACTAATTTATATTACACAACAGCTAGATTTGATTCAGCTTTTACATCTAAAGATACAGATGATTTAAGTGAAGGAACTACTAATTTATATTACACACAGTCAAGATTTGATTCTGCTTTTGGTAATAAGACAACTGCTGACCTAACTGAAAACACAAATTTATACTATACAGATACAAGAGCAAATTCAGCTATTGATACAAGAGTTACTAAAGCATTTGTTGACGCACTAGGAATACAAGCATCAAGTGTAGATGCTAATTCAGTCACATTAGGAACTGATACAGTAGGCAACTATGTTGCAACAGTAACAGGAACTGCTAACAAGATTACAGTATCAGGTAGTGGAAGTGAGTCTGCAAACATAACACTATCATTACCTGATGATGTACAAATTGCAGATAGCTTAACAGTAGCAGGTAATTTAACAGTTAATGGAACTCTTACATCACTTGATACTACTAACCTAGATATAGAAGATAACTTATTCCAGCTTAATGCAGGATTAACAGGTAGTCCTGTAAATGATTCAGGTATGCTTATTAATAGAGGTACTGCTGATAATAGTATCTTTATGTGGGATGAATCAGTTGATAAATTTACACTAGGATTAACAACAGCCGATGGTAGTGCTACAGGTAATATTACTCTTAATTCACTTGGTACTTTAGTTGCTAATTTAGAGGGTAATGTAACTGGTAATGTTACTGGAACTGTATCTAGCCTATCTAATCATGATACTGATGATTTAGCAGAAGGAACTAACCTTTATTATACTCAAGCAAGATTTGATTCAGCTTTAGCTGCTAAGTCTACAAGCGATTTATCAGAAGGCAGTAATCTTTATTATACAGATGCTAGATTTGATACAAGACTAGCAAGCAAAGATACTGATGATGTGTCTGAAGGAACTAGTAATCTTTATTATACATCTACAAGATTTAATTCTGCATTTAGTGGCAAGTCTACAAGTGATTTATCAGAAGGCTCTAATCTTTATTACACTGATGCAAGAGTACAAGCTGTTTCTATTAACAATGTTGTAGAAGATACAACACCGCAGCTTGGTGGTGATTTAGATTTAAACTCAAGCGATATAACAGGTACTGGTGATATTAACATTACAGGTACTATTCAATCTTCAGGAAACTTGGGAATCGGCACGAGTCCCTCAGGTGTAGCAAACTACAAAGTCTTACAACTTCGTGGTGGCTCTACATCAAATGGTGGTTTAATTCGTCTTGAAACATCTGACGGCACAAGTGGAGTAGCTAGATTTTATGCAGGTTCAAGTTCTACAGTTTTAGAATCAACCTCTAATACTCCTTTAGCTTTTGGTACTAATGGTACAGAGCGAGCTAGACTGGATACATCTGGAAATCTACTTGTTGGAACTACAAGTTCAGCTAATACCACTGATGGTGTAAGAATCACTAGCGGTGGTTATATAACTATTGCACAAGATGCGGCTTCTGTTCCTACTTTATTTTTAAATAAAATTACAAACGATGGTCAATATATTCAATTTCAAAAAGATGGTTCAGAAGTTGGAAGTATTGGTACTGCTAGTAGCGAATTGTTAATAGGTTCAACAACAGGTAATGATGCGTTTTTAAAATTTGGTTATGGTGCTATATCACCTTCAACAAGTGCTGGTTCTAACTCAGATAATTATATTGATTTAGGAAAAGCTACTTCAAGATTCAAAGACTTATACCTTTCAGGTACAGCAACTGCAACCACACTAGCAGGAACTTTATCTACAGCAGCACAACCTAATATTACAAGTCTTGGTACGCTTACTAGCTTTAGGTCAACAGGTATTGATGACAATGCAGATGCTACAGCTATAACTATTGATAGTAGTGAAAATGTTGGAATTGGGAATGCTGTCGCATCAAGTATGGATGCTGGTGCTAATAATTTAGTTGTAGGTACTGGTAGTGGTACTGAAGGTATGACTATATATTCAGGAACTGCAAATTCAGGTGTAATTTATTTTGCTGATGGTGCAAGTGGTGATGATAGATTTAGAGGACAAATAGGTTATTCACATAGCGATAACGCATTTAGTTTTAGAACTAACGCATCTGCAAGTGCGAATATGACCATTTTAAGTGACGGAAAAGTTTCTGTGGGTGGTACAAGCTCAAATCATCTTTTAAACGTAACAAGTGCAACAACTCCAGCTTTAGAATTTACAAGAGGTTCAGGAAATGCAACTATTGGTATTGATAATGGTAATTCTATTGCTGTAGGTGGTACTGCTGGTGATTTGGTTTTAAGAGCTAGTGGTACAACAGGAGTCACAAAGATTACAGATAGTGGTGGAAACATCACAATGACCTTAACTGAAGCTAACAATGTTGGAATTGGAACGACTAGTCCTACAGAAAAACTAACACTTAATGGTGCTTTAGCTATAACAGGTGCTTTATCAGATGATAGAACATCTACTGCTGCTATGGACTTTTCAAGTGGTGTGACAAGATTTGTTTCTTATGGTGCAAGTGGTGTTGGCGGACAATTTGCTTTTAGAACAGCATCAGGCGGTGCAAGTTCAACAGAAAGAATGCGTATTGATTCTTCAGGCAAAGTTGGAATTGGAATTGCAAACCCTGCTGATTATTATTCAGATAATCTAGTGGTTTCATCAGGGACTGATGGTGGTATTACATTAGCAGCTACTGCCACTAATCTATGGAATTTCTTACTTTTTGCAGATGGAACAGCTGGAGACGCAGCTTATAGAGGTCAAATTGCTTACAATCATGCAGCAGACCAACTAGCTATTGCATCTTCAGATTTTATAACTTTTGGTACGGGTTCTAGCAGAACCGAAAAAATGAGAATTGATTCTTCAGGTAACGTGTTAATAAATCAAAGTTCTAGTTATCTTACTTATGGTAAATTACAGGTTTCTGCTGGTGGTGAAACAGCAGGGCATGGTGGAATAGTAGCATTTTTTGATACTGACGGCTCAGTTGCTTCTTCAAATCTAATTCAGTTACTTTCATTTAGCGGTGATACAGATGCTACTGGAGGTCAATTTATAAGATTTAGAGATAGTAATAGTGTTATGGGTTCTGTATCAGCAGCAAGTGGAACAACTGTAGCTTACAACACATCTTCTGATAGAAGAATGAAAGAAAACATCGTAGATGCTTCTTCTCAATTAGATGTAATTAACAATATACAAATTAGAGAGTTTGATTGGGTAAATAATGGTCATCACGAAGTTGGTGTGATTGCACAAGAATTAAACGAGGTAATACCTAATGTAGTTCAAGAAGGTGGAGAGGATGTTACTGAAGAACCTTGGGGTGTTGATTACGGAAAACTAACGCCTTACTTAATAAAAGCAGTTCAAGAACAACAAGCACAGATTGAAGCCTTACAATCTGAGATTAACTTACTTAAAGGAGAATAAAAATGGAATGGAATGTAAATACAGTAGATGTAAAACCAAATGAAGAAGGGCATGATGATGTTATTTATAATGTGCATTGGTCAGTATCTAAAGAAGATGGAGATTACTCAGCATCATCTTATGGTACTCAAGGCATAGATACATCTGATTTATCTAACTTTAAACCTTTTGATGAAGTAACATCAGACATGGTTAAAGGCTGGGTAATTGATGCTATGGGTGAAGAAGAGGTTGCTAATTTAGAAGCAAGTTTAGATTCACAAATAGAAAGTCAAAAAAATCCAACTTCAATAACAAAAACCCTAGAATCTTAGTATATAATTTAATTTTAATAAACTTATAGGAGAGTTAAATGAGTAAAGAAGAAAATAAGATGGAAAACCAAGAACCAGTAATCATTACATTTAATGGCACTGAATACAGAGCTGCTGATCTTAATGAAGAGCAAATGGCTTTAGCTGCTAAGTTAAATATTGCTGGTAAAAAACTAGCTAGACTTCAAGAATACTATGATGATTATGTCATTACAGATGAATATAAGAATCTATGTATTCAATCATTTGATAGAGCTATCAATGCTACAAATGAAGAGGTTGAGGTAGTAGAGGAAGAATAATGCCAAGAGTCACCGCATCAGATATAGGTGTTGAATTAGAAAAACACGAAATTCAATGCGGTGAAAGATGGACTCAAAACTGGAATAGACTTAAAAAGATAGAAGAACAAGTTAAAGACTTAGATGACAAAACTGAGCTTAAACTAAATCAAATTGATTGGTCTATTAAAGGTGGTTTGGGTGCAGTGATATTAATACTATTAAGTGGCATTATCACCTTGATTATCAAATTATGATAGATAAACTAATCCAACCTGTTAGTGACATATTAGATAAATTTGTTGCTGATAAAGATTTAAAAACAAAACTATCTCATGAACTTGAGAAAGAAATAATATCGCTTAACAAAGCACAATTAGAAGTAAATAAAGTTGAAGCAAAACACAATAATATATTTGTCTCAGGCTGGCGCCCTTTTATCGGTTGGTGTTGCGGTTTATCACTCGCTTATCATTTTATATTAGAACCTGTAATACAATATATTCTTATAGTTAATGGGATTCAATTTGAAACGCCTGAGTTTGATTTTAGTCAACTATCTACAATCGTTATGGCTATGCTTGGCATGTCAACATTACGCACTTACGAAAAAACCAAAAAATAATATGCTAGATCTTGTAAAAGAACGGTTAATACAATGGGAAGCATTAGTTTTAAAACCGTACGAATGCTCACAAGGTTATACAACTATCGGCGTTGGAAGAAATCTTGAAACAAATGGCATATCAAAAGAAGAAGCTATGTATCTTTTAGATAATGACATTGATAGCGTAATAAAAAAATTAGATAAGCACTGGCCGGTGTGGTCTACATTTCCAGAAGAAGCTAAAGCTATTATTATGGACTTAGTATTTAATATGGGAATAAACACCTGGCTTTCGTTTCGAAAAACCAGGGCTTATATGGAACTTGGAGAATGGGAAAAAGCGGGTAAGGAATTATTAAATTCAAAATATGCACAACAAGTTGGAAGACGTGCAATATTTAATTCAGAAGAGTTAAAAAAATGCCAACAAAAAGTTCAGACGACCATCAGCGAAACTCAAGAGTAGGGGCATTTGCTGAATCATTAGATCGGAAGAGCCTCGTGTAGGGAAAGCGTGTAGATCTCGTCTGTCGCCGAACCGTAAAA